GCCTTGGTTTTAGTGAGTTCCATGCAGGTCTTACTGAAGACTTAATACATTATTGGTCAGTAGTAGATAGTGTTGTAGTAGATCCATTTGCTGGTAGAGCGACAAGGGCATTTGTAACATCTAAACTTGGAAGAAAATATTATGGTTATGATATAGCACCAAAAACTGTTGAACGAGTTAAAAAACATTTAGACAGTTTCAGTATTGATGCTACTATTTATTTAGAGAATGGTTGTGAAATGAAACATACTGTAAACGATTTTGCAGATTTAGTTATGACTTGTCCACCATATCAACAATTAGAGAAATATGAATCTGTTAAAAATCAATTATCAGATATAAATGATTATGAAACATTTTTAGGAATGTTAAAGTTATGTGCTGTTAACATTAAAAGGGTTTTAAAACCTGGTGGATTTTTAGTTTGGGTATGTGCTGATTGGAGAGATGGAAAAGAGTTTCGTTCATTTCATACCGATTCAATTCAAATGTTTAAAAATGTTGGATTAAAGTATCATGATTTAATTGTGATGAAAAATAAAAGTCCGTTTGCTAGTATGCAAATAGGTAAAGTAGCAGCAAATAGATATACAAGTAAAATACACGAGTATATTTTAGTTTTTAGGAAAGAGGGTGAATTGAACTACCCGTCAAATGATATACGAACACAAGTAAGTAAATGGTGGTAAGATGAGTGAAACACTAACACAATTTGGAACATCATTTCAATCTAAGATTATTGCATCTTTGTTAAGAGATGTAAAATTTATACAAACTATTAATGATATTTTAGAACCTGATATGTTTGACTCAGATTCTAATAAATGGTTAGTAAAAGTAATAAGAGATTATTTTTATGAATATAAAAAACAACCTACATTGGATGTTTTGAAGTATAAGTTAGATGAGATAGATAATGATGTTTTAAAAGTTGGAGTGGTAGATAAATTACGGGATGTTTGGCAAAATATTGAAGCGACTGATTTAGAATTTGTTGAAGAACAGACTTTAGATTTTTGTAAGAATCAAACATTAAAAGGAGCCATATTAAATTCAGTTGAGTTGTTAGAAAATAAAGATTATGATGGTATAAAGAGTATTATAGATGAAGCGATGAAAGCTGGTAGTACAAGAGATTTAGGTCACGATTATTTAGTTTCGTTAGAAGATAGACTTACTCAATCAGCGAGAATAACAGTAAAAACACCGTGGGATATAGTAAATGAAATTATAGATGGTGGTTTGGGAGTTGGTGAATTAGGTGTTGTAGTGGCACCAGCTGGTATTGGTAAATCTTGGACACTACAATGTATAGGAGCTGGAGCATTAAGAGATGGTAAAACTGTAGTTCATTATACATTAGAGTTGAATGAGAATTATGTCGGTTTACGATATGATTCTATTTTTAGTGGAGTTACTACAGCAAATATAAAATATTATAAAGAAGATGTAAAAAGTAAGTTAGAAAAACTTCCAGGTAAACTATTAATAAAATATTTTCCAACAAAATCAGCAAGTGTACAGACATTAGGGGCACATTTAAGACAAATAGAATTAAGTGGGATAAAACCGGATGTAGTATTAGTAGATTATGCAGATATATTAAAATTAACAGGTAACTTTAGAGAGAAGAGACATGCTATAGGTAATACATATGAAGATTTAAGAGGATTAGCCGGTGAGTTAGAAATACCGATATGGACAGCTTCACAAGCTAATCGTTCAGCGTTAGAAGAAGATGTAATCGGAGCTGATAAAATAGCTGAAGATTATAGTAAAATCATGACTGCCGATTTTGTTATGAGTATGAGTAGAAAAGTAGAAGATAAAATAGCTAATACTGGTAGATTTCATATTATAAAAAATAGATTTGGTATTGATGGTATTACTTATCCTGCTACAATTAATACAAATATTGGTCAAGTTAAGATATTTGAAGGTAGTAGTCAGTTTGGAAAAGAGGCACAATCTAAGATGGATAATAGTCAGGAGTTTTTAAGAAAAGAATTAGCGAACAAATATAAAGATATGGAAAAAAAAGTTGAAGGATTTGAGTAAATGCGGCATATATATTATATTTATGTTTGTTGTAAGGTAGGTAATTCTAAAATGGAGTGTTATTAAATGGAAAAGTTTCAGTTATCAGAAAAATTTATAAATAAGTACAAAAGAAAAAAACCACCATTTGGTTTTAATGGTTTAGGCGAATTAGTTTATATGAGAACTTATTCTCGAATTAAAGACAATGGAAAAAATGAGAGATGGTGGGAGACAATTCAACGAGTTATAGAAGGAACATATTCAATGCAAAAAAATTGGATTGATTCTCATCAATTAGGTTGGAATCCTTGGCAAGCTCAACGGTCAGCTCAAGAAATGTATGACCGAATGTTCAATATGAAGTTTTTACCTCCTGGTCGTGGTCTTTGGGCAATGGGAACAGCTATAACAGAAGAAAAGAATTTATATGCAGCATTAAATAATTGTGCATTCGTATCTACTAAAACACTTAAAGAAGATTATTCAAAACCATTTACATTTTTAATGGACGCCTCTATGTTAGGTGTAGGAGTTGGTTTTGATACAAAAGGTGCGGGTGAAGTTATGATTAAATTACCTAATCCAAATAGAGGTATAGAAGAATATGAGATACCAGATACACGAGAGGGTTGGGTAGAATCATTAAAGTTATTGTTAGAAAGTTATTTTCACAGTACAGCAGAAGTTCAATTTGATTATTCAAAAATTAGACCAGAGGGAGAACCAATCAAAGGTTTTGGTGGAGTATCAAGTGGCCACGAACCACTACAAGAAATTCACGAAGAAATTAGAAAAGTATTAAATAGAAATGTAGGTGAACCTATTACAATTACTACTATTGTAGATGTTATGAATCTTATAGGAAAATGTGTTGTAGCAGGTAATGTAAGACGAACAGCAGAGATTGTATTTGGTGATCCACATAATGAAGAATATTTAGATTTAAAGAATTATAAAGTAAATAAACATAGAGAAACTTATGGGTGGACTTCTAATAATAGTATATTTGCAGAACTCGGTATGGATTATACTGATGTATGTAAGAGAATTAATGATAACGGAGAACCTGGATTCGCTTGGTTAAAGAATATGAGAAAATTCTCTCGTATGCAAAATGGTGGTGATAATAAAGACCATAGAGTTGCAGGTGGTAATCCTTGTTTAGAGCAATCATTGGAAAGTTACGAATTGTGCTGCTTGGTAGAAACGTTTCCATCCAATCACGATTCATTAGAGGACTATCAAAGGACACTTAAATATGCTTATCTGTACGCTAAAACAGTAACACTTGGTAAAACTCATTGGCCAGATACTAATCGCGTTATGTTAAGAAATCGTAGAATTGGATGTTCAGTAAGTGGAGTTGCTCAATTTATTACAAAACATGGAATGGAAGAATTGAGAAAGTGGTTAGAGAAAGGGTATAAAACAATTCATGAGTGGGATTGTATGTATTCAGATTGGTTTGCTATACCAAAATCAATTAAAACTACTTCAGTAAAACCAAGTGGAACGGTTTCATTATTAGTAGGAGCAACACCTGGAATGCACTATCCAGAGTCAAGATTTTACATAAGACGAATGAGGTTATCAAAACATTCAGAGTTAATAGGACCATTGAAAAAAGCAGGTTATAAAATAGAACCGGCATTTGGTTCAGAGGATGCAACCATGGTTGTAGAAGTACCAGTAGATGTGGGTGAGGGAATAAGAACAGCGGCTGAACTTTCGATTTGGGAACAATTCAGTTTGGCCGCCTTCTTACAACGACATTGGGCAGATAACCAAGTTAGTTGTACAGCAACATTCGACCCCGAAACAGAGGCAGATGAATTACCACACGTTTTAAATTATTTCCAATATAAATTAAAAGGTATATCATTATTACCACGACACAAGTTAGGTGCTTACAAACAAATGCCATATGAAGCAATTACAGAAAAAGAATATAACAAACAAGTTAAAAAACTTGGATATTTGAGTTTTGTAGGTGTTGAAGGTGAAGAAGCAGAAATAGACAAATTCTGTAATTCTGATCAATGTGAGATTCCAGGAGAAATGATAAAAAGTACTTGACTTGTATAGGTTTTTATTCGTATATTTAGACATAATAAATTGGGAAATTATATAAAAGTTGTATCAAAACATATTTTACGATAGAAGAGTAAACAAAATGCATATTTGGGATGATAAGTTTGGACATCAAACTTTTCGTTACAAGAAGTATGCTTATGTTAAAAATAGAACTGGTAGTTATGTTTCTCTTTATGGAGATAAATTAAAAAGAGTAAATAAGTGGGATAAAGAACAACCAGGTATGTTCGAATCAGATGTTAACCCTGAAATTCGAGTTTTAGTTGATAATTATACAGATTCAGATGAAGTTTCAGAAGGACATAAAACTTTAATATTTGATATTGAAGTTGAAGTAACTCAAGGGTTTCCGAATATTAAAAAAGCTGAAAATAAGATAACTTCAATAGCATTTAATGACCCAATTTTAAATACATATTTTTGTTATGTATTAGACCCATCATCAGAATTAGAAACAGATGTTAAAAGAACAAATGGGGATATAATAGTATCTTTTAAAGATGAATATGATTTATTAAATGCATTTTTTAAAAAGTATATGGAAATACAACCAACAATTTTAACAGGTTGGAATGTAGAATTTTTTGATGTTAGTTATTTGTACAATAGAACTTGTCAAATTTTAGGACAGAATATAGCTAATTTATTGTCTCCAATACAACAAGTTTATTGGAGTGATTTTCATAATAGATATAAAATAGCGGGAGTAAATATTTTAGATTATTTAGCGTTGTATAGAAAATATACTTTTAGTGAAAGACCCTCTTATAGATTAGATGATATATGTGAATATGAAGTAGGTGAAAAGAAAGTTGCATATGAGGGTACTTTAAATGATTTATATAAAAATGAGTTAGAAAAATTTGTACAATACAATTTACAGGATGTTAAACTAGTTAAGAAACTTGATGATAAATTAGATTTTATTGAAATAGCTAGAGGGTTAGCACATTTAGGTCATATACCATATGAAGACGTATTTATGAGTTCACGATATCTTGAGGGAGCTATCTTAGTATATTTACGAAAAAATAATATTGTCGCTCCAAATAAACATAAAAAAGATGGGAATACAAAATTTGAAAAATTTATGGGGGCTTACGTACAAGAACCACAGAGTGGAAAACATGATTGGGTATATGATTTAGATATTACTTCTATGTATCCATCTTGTATTATGTCTTTAAACATTTCACCTGAAACTAAATTGGGTAAAATTGAAGGTTGGAACTCTGAAGAATTTTTAAAAAAAGATAATAGAAAAACATATTCATTTATTAATAACGGGAATTTAATTAATAGATATACTGAAACAGAATTGAAAAAAATGTTTGAAAATGAATCTATAGGTATAGCCACTAATGGTGTAATATATCGTACTGATAAAGACGGTTTATTACCCGCTTTACTTAGAAAATGGTTTGATGAGAGAGTTGAATATCGTAAATTATCTAAAAAATTTCATGAAGAAGGTGATAAGATAAAATCAGATTATTTTGATAGAAGACAACATTTACAGAAAATTGTTTTGAATAGTTTGTATGGAGTATTAGGATTACCAGTATTTAGATTTTATGATTTAGATAATGCAGAGGCAGTTACTTATACAGGACAAACATTGATTAAATTTACTAGAAAGGCAGTAAACGCTTATTATAATAAAGAACTTAATGATACAGAGGATTATTGTATTTATATAGATACTGATTCAGTATTTTACTCAGCAACACCTTTAATTAAAAAAAGACATCCTGATATAGATATGAGTAGTGATACTCAAATGACTAAAGTTATTTTGAATATAGCAGATGAAGTACAAAGTTATTTAAATAGAGGTTATGATTATTTTGCTAAAAAGTTTTGTAATTTAGATAAACATAGATTTGATATTAAACAAGAAGTTATTGCTAAGAGTGGATTGTTTGTTACAAAGAAAAGATATGGACTTAAAATTATTAATGATAACGGTAAAAAAGTTAATAAAATGTTAGTAAAAGGGTTAGATACTGTTAGGTCTAGTTTTCCCGATGCTATGAGAGTTATGTTAAATAAATTAATAGAAGATATTTTAATGAATGTTCCCAAGAAAGAGTTAGATAAATTTATTATTAATTTTAAAAATAGTATGAAATTAATGGATTTTAATAAAATTGCTATTCCAATAAGTGTAAAAGGTTTACATAAATATAGAAATAAGGAAGGTTCTCTATTTAAATCACATTATTTAAGAACACCAGTACACGTTAAAAGTGCTTTATATTATAATGATTTCCTTAAATATAAAAAGATTTCAAGACAGTATTCCGGAATACATAACGGTGATAAGATTAAATGGGTATATTTAAAACAAAATCCTTTAGGTATAGAAACTATAGCATATAAAGGACATGAAGATCCACTCGAAGTATTAGATTTCATTAGAGAGTATATACATCCAGATAAGATTTATACTAAAGCATTGTATAAAAAAATTATGAGATTATATAAAAGTATGAAGTGGAGTGAACCTACTGATGCGTCTAAGACAATAGAAAGATTTTTTTGATTTTGAGAAAACAAACTTATATATATGTATATATGGTTATAAACAATAGGAGAAGTTATAATGGATAAACAGAAATTAGTACGTTTTATTAGTAAATATTATTTAAATGGGATAGCAGAGTCAGTAATACTAAAAAGTGATTTTGTAAATCAAAAATTAAAAACAAGATTTGTATCCGATGATAAGACTTTGCTAGGGATAGTACAATTAGATAAATGGGATTTTGAAGATGCTCATATAGGTATTTATAATACAGAACGATTATTAAAATTACTATCAGTAATGGATACAGATATTAATTTTTCGATTACTAAATCAGAAGAAAAAGCGTTGTCAATGAAAATAGCAGATAATGTATCTTCAGTAGATTATGTATTAAGTGATCCTTCAATTATAAATGAACCTCCAGGTTTACAGAATATTCCTGATTTTGAATTAAGTATACATATTACTCCTACTGTAATAAATAAATTTATAGGTGGTAAATCTGCTTTACAGGATGCTACAACTTTTACAGTAATAACTGTTAATGATTTGACTAAGTTAGTCATAGGACATTCTGCAACTTTAACTGATAGAGTTACTATACCAGTAAATACTCAAGATTTTCAACATATTAAAGAAGTTTCATTCAACGCAGAATATTTTAGTCAGATATTGTTAGCTAATAAAGAGTGTGAAAGTGCTATTTTATATGTTAGTAGTGCTGGACTATGTAAAATATCTTTTAAGATAGATAATTATTCGTCTACATATTGGTTAGTAGGAACAAGTGAATTAGCATAATGAATAATTCTAATACTTTATGGGTAGAAAAGTATAGACCGTATTCTTTAGATACTTATATTGGTAATGAACACCTTAAAAGTAAAGTTGAGATTTATTTAGAGAGTGGTGATTTACCACATCTTCTATTGTTTGGAAAAGCGGGAACTGGTAAGACGACTTTATCTAAAATACTTGTTAATAACATAGAATGTGATTATCTTTATATTAATGCGTCTGATGAAAATAGTGTAGATACAGTTCGTAATAAAGTTAGACAATTTGCTTCAACTGTTGGTTTCAAAGATTTAAAAATAATAATTTTAGACGAGTGTGATTACATTACACCAAATGCACAAGCCGCACTCCGTAATTTAATGGAAACATTCAGTAAACATTGTAGGTTTATTCTAACTTGTAATTATGTTGAGAGAATAATAGACCCAATTCAAAGTCGCTGTCAATCATTTCAAGTTATTCCACCATCTAAGAGTGAAGTAGCGAAACATTTACATAATATTTTAATAAATGAAAATGTTACAGATACTATGGAAGATATAAAAGTATTAGTAGATAGTGGATATCCAGATATTCGTAGAGTCATTAATTCAGCTCAAAGAAATGTCGTTAATGGTAAACTCAAATTAGATACATCAAGTATTATACAGAATGATTATAAATTAAAATTATTAAAGATTATAGAAACACAAGATAAGAAAACTGCATTTAAAAATATAAGACAGTTAGTAGCTGATTCACAAATTACAGATTTTGCTGATTTATTTCGGTTGTTATATGATGAAGTAGATGGATATGGAAAAGGTCATGTAGCAGAATGTATTTTAATAATAGCAAAATATGAGTTAAGTGATAGTCGAGTAGTTGATAAAGAAATCAATGCTATGGCTATGATTATAGAATTATTAGGAGTAATAAAATGAGTATGCACCCAATGAAAAAAATGAAGAAACCAAAGGCTCAAGTTCAAGTTGATTTAAGAGATGCAGAAACAATTAAATGTAGTAGTTGTGATAACTACTTATTTATAACTTCATTCATATTAAAAAGATTATCAGCTATAGTATCACCAAACGGACAAGAAGCTTTGATTCCCGTTCAAGTATATAGTTGTGGAAATTGTGGTCAAGTTGCTGAGGGAATGTTAGACGGTAGTGGAGTAGAAGAAGAAACAAAGTCAAATAAATTTCCAAGTTTGGACATATGAGTGAAAAAAGAAAATCAATATTTTCAGGTAAATCTTCTGCAGGAAAAGGAGATTCACCGAGAAAAGGTATTAGTCTAGATGAGTGGGAAAAGAAATACGAAAAAATCTTTAGTAAAAAGAAAAAGTTTATTCGACCACATTCAAGCGATAACAGCGGTTCAAAGTCCTAATTATTGGGAAGAGATATCAGACGAAGATAAAAAGTCTTGGTCTAATTATATGACTCATAGATTTTTGTCTATGAAAATGGAGTGGGTTGAGTTAGTAAATGAATTACAGAAATATAGTTTACAACCAAAAGAATTATACAAATTATACACCAACGTATTACCTAAAGGTAAACAATGGTTAAAATATATTAAGAGGAGAAATCAAATGGAATATCCAAATTGGTTAATTAATATCGTAGCTAATCACGAAGAAGTTAGCAAAAAAGAAGCATATGATATGATTGAAATGTATTATCTTACTGAAGGTGGTATGTTAGAGTTAGGACAATTAGCTCAAAAATGGGGCATTGAACCTAAAAAGATAGAAGAAGCTGGTTTAAACGTTCTAGGTACTGTCGGTGGATATACAGCCGGAAATGTAGAATGAAAGTTATAACAGATTCTAAGACAGTTAGAAAGTATACTAAAGATAATCCTAACCTGTCAATAGTAGAACAAATGGAACTTGAATGGCCAGAGATGACCGACGAGTTCAAGAAGATTCAACGAGAACAATATGAATTGTTCTTATACAAACAACATGATTATGGTCCAGGGAATATTGCAGTGGGAACTCAATTAATAACAGAAGAAGAAGTGAAGTTATCTTTAATTGGACTTTTTTTTAGATTAAATGATAAAATCCAGAGAATAAAAACATTGTTATTAAATAACAGAGACTCTGCTGTAAAAGATGAACCAATAGACGATGCATTTTTAGATATATCTAATTATGGTATTATGGCGACAATTGTTAAACGAGATAAATGGGGAAAATGAAACGAATAAGTTATAGTCAATTTTCACAATGGGGTAGATGTCCGTATATGTGGAAATTAAATTATGTTGATAAGTTAGGTACATATACAGATAGTATTCATACAATGTTTGGTCAGGCAATGCACGAAACATTACAAACATATTTAACTGTAATGTATAACGACACTATAAAAATAGCTGATGCACTTCCGTTAGACGAAATGTTGTTACATAGAATGAAAACACATTATATTGAAATAATGGAAAAGAACGGCGGTGAAGTTTTTTGTGAACAAGAAGATATGGAAGAATTTTATTCACATGGATTAGCTATTTTAGACTGGTTTAAAAAGAAACGAAATATGTATTTCAGTAAAAAGAATTATGAATTAGTTGGCATTGAAGTTCCTATTGAATATGAATTACCGAATAAGATTGAATTTATTGGTTATATGGATGTAGTATTACATGACACGTTCAGAGATAGATATAAAATTATAGATATCAAGACTGCCACAATGGGTTGGAATAAGTATCAGAAAGCTGACAAGAATAAAACAGACCAGTTATTATTATACAAACAATTTTATGGTAAACAACATGATATACCATTAGATAAAATAGATGTAGAATATTTTATAGTTAAGCGAAAATTATATGAAAATGTAGATTTTCCTCAAAGAAGAGTTCAAATATTTCAACCAGCAAATGGAACTCCGAGTATTAATAAAGTTATGAATAACTTAAATCAATTTATAGATGAATCTTTTATTGATGGAGAATATAATTTAGAACATAATTATATTAAACAACCTTCTAAGAAAAATTGTAGGTTTTGTGAGTTTAATCAAACTGAACGTTGTGAAGTAGGAGTTAAATAATGTTGTCTAAAGTAAGTTTAAGACTGAAACTATCAGATTTTATTAATACTGATATAGAAGAAAAAGTTATGAATAGAATAAATGAAGCTCATAATGAATTACATACTTCAGTTTTATTATATTTGTGGTTTGAAGAAGATGATATACGTGGTACAGATTTAAAGAAATTTTTAATGCGTTGGGAAGAAAAGTTATCATTTAAAACAATTGTTAAACAGAGTTATAAACTTAAAGTAAATGAATATGTTTTTTTTGATATAATACCAATCGGTACACCGGATAAAGAAGTATCTAAAAGATTTTCGTATAAGTATATAAATAGCAATAAAGTTTTAGACGGGTTACAAGAATTTTATAACGTAGTTAAGTTTACAACGTCGGAAAAACCAATTAAAAAACAAAAGAGAAATGACTACGAAGATTAGAATTGGTATAGTCGGTAGTAGAGGTTATACTAATAAACAAAAAATAAAAGATTTAGTGTTTGAAATAAAAGAAAAACATGGTGATGAAGTAGAAATAGTTAGTGGAGGACAACAAGATGGTGCCGACGGATATGCTAAAAAGTTTGCATTAGAATTTGATATGGAGTATGTTGAATTCCCACCCGCTCACTATAGATGGAATATGCATTGTAAATTGCCAGCTTCACAATATGATAGACCATATTATGTAACGAATTATTTTAAACGAAACAAACAAATAGCTGAATATAGTGATATAATTATAGCATTTATACCAGAAGGAGTTGAATCAAAGGGTACAATGAATACAGTAGAACATGCTAAAAAACAAAAAAAATTAATTAAAATATTAAATTAATATATATTTATATATACGTATATATAAGAGGGTTTTATGGATACAAAATTAACATCAGTTAAAATACTGAGAGAGTTATATAGAAATTTTAAGGTAAAGACATTGGATGATGAGTTTACTTTACAAAAATTAGTAAATCGTTCAATGGATTTATATATTTTAGATTCAAAGTTTAAAAATAAAATTAAGAATTATGATAGATTAATACCAAGCGGGAGTAGATTATGAAAATGAAAAAGGTGGATTGGAGAAATGAAAATAGATTTGATAAAATTTATGAAGTTTTAGTTAGAATAGAAGAGCGTTTAAAAGTTATAGAAGAAAGCGTTAAAAAAGAAGAAACTAAAAAACAACTATTAAACGATTAAGAGGTATTATGGATAAAAAGAAAATACTTTTATTGTCAGACGATTTAAGAATGTCTTCTGGTGTGGGTACAATGTCAAAAGAATTTGTATTAGGGTCAATTCAACATTATGATTGGGTTCAGATAGGTGGTGCGATAAAACATCCAGAAGAAGGTAAGGTTGTGAATATGGATGATACAGTAAAAACTGAATCTGGAGTTGAAGATGCTAAATTGACAATATATCCTATAAATGGTTATGGCAATCAAGAACTTTTAAGAAGTATATTGACAAGAGAAAACCCAGACGCGATTCTACATTACACCGACCCAAGATTTTGGCAATGGTTATATGAAATGGAACACGAGATACGACAGGAGATACCTATTTTTTATTATAATATATGGGATGATTGGCCGGCACCACAATATAATGAGTTCTTTTATGAATCTTGTGATTTGATTATGAATATATCTAAACAGACACTTGCTATTGTAAATGATGTTTGGACAAAAAATCCACCCGAAGATTGGCAAGTTACTTATTTACCTCATGGAGTAAGTACTAAATATTTTTATCCTATTAGTATTTTTGATAAAGAATATGAATCAGTAAAAGATATGAAAAAACAACTTACAGATGATAATGTTGAATTTGTAATGTTTTATAATAATAGAAATATTCGTAGAAAGATGCCAGGAGATGTTGTTCTGGCCTTTAAAACATTTTGTGATATGTTACCGAAAGAAGAAGCTGATAAGTGTGCGTTATTAATGCATACTCAACCGCGAGATGATAACGGTACAGATTTACCTGCAGTTTGTAAAGCCATATGTCCAGAATATAAAGTATATTTTAGTGATAGGAAATTAGAACCAAATCAATTGAATTGGTTATATAATATAGCTGATGTAACAGTTAATATGGCTTCAAATGAGGGATTCGGATTGGGTACTTGTGAATCACTAATGGCCGGAACACCAATTATTGTTAATGTTACAGGTGGAATGCAAGACCAATGTGGATTTAGATTAAAAGATAAACACGTAACAGCTGAAGATTACAATGAAATAAAATCATTTCACGATGATAGGACATGGAAAGACCATCCTGATTTAACTTGGGGTGAATGGGTAAAACCAGTTTGGCCATCTAATCGTTCACTTGTGGGTTCAGTTCCAACACCATATATTTTTGATGATAGATGTAGGTTTGATGATGTGGCACAAGCTATGAAAGATTGGTATGATGAAGGTCCAGAAAAAAGAGAAGAATTTGGTCAAAAAGGGATTGAGTTTGTTATGCGAGATGATGTTATGATGTCAAGTGAAGCAATGAGTCAGAACTTTATAGATCATATGGATAATGCATTTGATAAATGGAAACCAAGAAAACGTTATAGTATTTTTAAAGCGTAGGAGTTATAATGAGTAAACCGTTATGTTTAGTAACAGCACCAGTTGCGACGAGAAGTGGCTATGGAGCTCACAGTAGAGATATATGTAGAGCATTAATTAAATTAGATAAATATGATGTGAAGATTTGGCCAGTTCGTTGGGGAAACACACCAATGAATGCCCTTGTAGAAGGTGACCCTAATGATGATATTATTATTAGTAGATTATTAGAAAATCCAAATTTACCTAAACAACCAGATATACACATTCACATTGTTATTCCTAATGAATTTCAACCAGTAGGTAAATATAATATTGGAATTACTGCTGGTTTAGAGATGACAGCTTGTCCACATAATTGGCTTGAAGGTATGAATAGAATGGATATGAACATTGTTCCGTCAACTTTTGTAAAGGACGTGATGAATGATATTACATTTGATATTCAAGATGAAAAAACTAAACAGAAAACTGGTGAATTAAGAAATCAAAAACCAATTGAAGTTTTGTTTGAGGGAACCGACACTAATATATTTAAAAAGACAAATGAGTTTTCAAAGGAATTTGTAGATGAAATGAAAAAAGTTGATGATACTTTCAATTTTTTATATGTTGGTCATTGGTTACAGGGTGGTTTGGGTAAAGATAGAAAAGATACAGGGATGTTATTAAAAGTATTTCTTGAAACTTTTAAGAATCAAAAGAAAAAACCAGGTTTAATAATGAAAACGGGTGGAGCGGGATTTTCAGTATTAGATAGAGAAGATATATTTAAGAAAATAAATGACATTAAAAAGTCCGTTGATGGTGATTTACCAAATATATATTTTTTACACGGTGATTTTACTGATGAAGAAATGAATGAATTATATAATCATCCTAAAGTGAAAGCTCATGTTACATTTACACACGGAGAAGGTTTTGGTAGACCATTACTTGAAGCTACGATATCTCAAAAACCAGTAATTGCTCCTAATTGGAGTGGACATCTTGATTTTTTATCAAAAGATTTAGCAGTATTGTTAGGAGGCGACTTATTAAAAGTAGAAAAGGGTTCAGTTCCAGATGATTTTATGATAGAGGGTTCAAGTTGGTTTGGAGTTAATTATCAACACGCTTCAGCAGTATTGAAAGACGTATTTAAAAAATATAAAAAATATAATCTTAATGCAAAGAAACTTGGTATATTGAATAAGTCTAAGTTTTCTTTGAATGCTATGACAAAAGAGTTAGGTAAACTATTAGATAAATATGTACCTGAATTTCCAGAAGAAGTAAAGTTAAATTTACCTAAATTAAAAAAGGTAGGGTCAACAG